GGTGGAGAAGCCGTTGCTTCCATCCAGAAGCAACTGGTCATCGAGCGCGTCTGAGGATTGGAAAGGCATTAGAGGATGTCCTGGAACGTGTAGTCGTAGAGGCTATCCGGGATGATGCGGCTGATCTGCTGCTGCTGGCCACGCTCCATGTCCTTCATGATGCTCACCTGAGCAGCGCCCTCTTGGAACTTGGCCTGCGCCTTGCCGTACTGCCTGCTGTATTCGAGGAGATCGCCTTCGGTGTAGGCCATCAGTGCATTCTCGACGCCGCGCAGCTCGAAGTTGGTGTCGTTCGAGATGGTCTGGGCTTCGCCGAACTGCCGCATCTGGGACTGCTTCTTGCCCAGGATGAACAGGGTGCCGTCGGTGTTCGGAGTCGGGATGAGCTTGATCTGGGGAACACCGGCTTGGCCGTAGGAGACTCCGAGGACGCGGGTCCAGTTAACGAAGTTGCCGGGGGTGGACTTGCGGCTATCGACGTTGTTCCAAGTGTTGGGATCGAGCTGGAAGAACGAGACCCATTCTGCGGCGGGGACTTCGATGCCATCGCTCTCACCGCTGATGGTGAAGCGTGAGGCGACCGGGAAGTCGAGGAACATGTTGTAACCGGTCCCGGAGGCGTACATCGCGGTGACGTACTGCGAGATGGTGACGAGTTCTTGGCCGTTGGTGACCGGGGTGGAGACGACTCCGAGGGTATCGTTCCAGAGGCACGAGTCCCAGATCATCGAGTAGCGACGAATGCAGAACTTCTTGGCCAACGCGAGCGTGGCAGAGTCTGTGAACGAGAGCTTGTCGCAGGCCGCTTGGGCTACTTCGGAGGGTTTCATGCGAAGAACTCTTGGAGCGTCATGGCGGAGCTGACACGAGCGATTGAAGGCGTGGTCAAATTACCAGCACTAGCAGACGGGCAGGTGTTCAGGATCAACGTGTCGGTCAATCCTGGCGAGAACACATGCACCTTGTAAGTAGCAGCCGAAGCCGTGCTGGGGCTGTCCAAGAACTGGAAGGTGACGCAGTTCAGGAAATTCGTGTCTGAATCAGGATAGTAAACGATCGGAGCAATGCCAGATAGGGTCGCTCCGGTAGTACTGTTTCCAAGCTCTGTGACCGTTCCACCAATGGTTCTGGTCAGCTTGAACACCGCGTAATAGGACCAGTTTCCAGCGGTTTTCTTGGAGTAGTTGACGGTCACTGTTACCAACACCAAAGATCCTGACGACCTCGGAGTGATCGAGGTTGTGAGATCGGTGATTTCGACACCAGGAGAAGCAGTTGTGGTCGGGTACTCGGCAGTGCCTTGGAAGATCTTCTGCTTTATCTGAGGAGCGTTTGCGGCGTTGATCCCGAACGCGCTCGCCGCCGCCAGCTTCACCTTGCTGGAATCGCTGGCATCAGTGATCAGCACCTTGTCTGCTGACAGATCGACCGTAACAGGCGACAGATTTGGAACCGTGATGTTATCTGAGTTCAGCGCCAGCGTGTCGGTGTTTTGATTTCCGAGCGTGGTGTTTCCGTTGGCAGTGAGATCACCGGTGACCGCGAGACTGGTCCCAACAGTAGCTCCAGCAGTTACTGCAAGACTTCCAAGAGTAGCCGCATTAGTAACCGCGAGACTGTCGAGAGTGGAAGCTCCGGTGACCGCGATGCTGGAGAGCGTAGAGAGTCCGGTAACACCCAGCGTGGTTCCGATGGTAGCAGCGCCGGTGACACCAAGGCTGGCCAACGTGGAGAGTCCGGTGACGTTGAGGGTGCTGCCCATGCCCACCGCACCGGTGAGCGTGGAAGCGCCGGTGACGGACAGGGTGCCGGGGATCGTGAGGCCACCGGTGATCCCTAGCGTTCCACCGATCGTGGCATTGCCGCTGGTAATGAGCGAGCTGAGCGAAGTGGCACCGGTGACTGCGAGGGTACCGGCCACAGCCGTGTTGCCGCTGGCGCTAGCCACCGTGAACTTGCTCGTGGCGACGCTGAAATCGCCGTTGATGTTGGACGCAACCGTGGAGACTTGGAGCGCGGAATCGTTTCCAGAGCCGTCGCTGAGAGCCTTCAGACTAGCAGTGAGCGTGGCGTTATCGGTCGTCTTCAGCAGGCCAGTGTAAGTGCTGGCGACGGTACTGCCTGTGAGTGGGGTTCCCATACTATTCTCTTGGAGGTAGTGCGTACCAACCCTCGTGGATTGTCACGCGGTTTCGGCTTTTCACGGTGTTACCGCTGGCATCTTTAGCCCACACATGGGCTTTGACTGATTCAGCCAGTCTGACGGGTTGCCCTGGCGGGACCATCACCACTCTTGTCGGGGTGCAGCCCAGCGGCATCAGCGCGAGCAAGGAGATCGTCGCGCAGGCGATTGTCTTTCTGTCCGTCTTCAAGGGTTTGGTCTTTCTGATCAACGATCTTGTTCAGGGTCGCGTTCATCACGCCCTGGGCGATGCTGAGAATTGGATCCATGTTTGAGGAGTTTGGCGTGGAAGATGGTGGCCCAAGCGAAGACACCGGCGAGTCCGCAGTTGAGGATGATCTCGCTGGTTGGTGGAGTGGACAGGGTGAGGCAGTTGAAGAGTGCTCCGGAGGCTGTGAACGAGAGTGAGATTCGGAGCAGTAGGCTTCCTGTCATTGGCCAGCGTCTGACCACTCCATCGGAGCGGTAGAGCATGATCATGAAAGCAGAAACGCCAGCGGTGAGGATTCCGCTGGCGATGGCATTGACGATGGTCAGTGGGTTCATCCCTTGGGCCAGAGTCTATTGATGACGTACTCGACACCGTGCAGGCCAAGGAATCCAAGGACGAATGCCGCGGCGTACTGGGTGTTGGAGTTTCCGATGGATAGGAGGTCTATGACCACCGGCGTGAGGTAATTGGCCGACAGAGTGCCGGCCATGAGGGAGGTGATGGTAGTGAACCAGTCCTTGTGTCCGTCTTTCTTGACGGTCATGAGGCTCCCTGCGAAACCAGCTACGATGAGCCCGATGTTGATACCGAGATCGCGTAGCTGGTCCTTCATTTGGCCTTGTCCTCGGGCTGGGCGTCCTGAGCCTTGAGCGCGGTGAACATGGCACCGGCACCGCCGACAGCGGCGGCGATGGCACCGCCCATGTCACCGGCGATGGCCTGTTTGATGGCGACGGAGAGGGCTGCGAGCAGCACGGCCACGCCGCCGGCGGTTGTCTTCCAGTTTTTCATTCAGGCTTGGCTTGGGCAGCGGTGAGGATGATGTCGGCCAGAGGAACGCCGACCTTGGCGTTCTGATAGCCACCGGCTTTGATGGCGATGTCGATGAGCTGGAGCAAGCTATTGGCCTGCTCCTGGGTGAGTTCGATCTTGATCATATCAGGCCGCAGTGTCGGCAGACACAGGCTCCTCCGCAACCAAAACCGGCTCAACCTGAGGCAGCATCGGAGGCACGATCATCACCGGAGGCAACCACGGCAGGGGCGGAGCGATGATCGGAGGATTGATCTGGTCAGCAATCTGCGCGGAGACGTTCGCTTCGATGGCCGACTGATCGACGCCATTGGCAAAGCACCAGCCAAGCACCTGCTGTTCGGTCAGATCAGGATACGGCGTGAACGAACCACTCGGCGGAGCGAAGCTGGTCGATCCGTAGCAGGTTCCGCTGTAGGTGCCATCGGTGCCGTTGCAACGCCAGTCGGCGGTAATGACGACATCGGTGAGAGTGCCTTCGGTGGGCTTAACGAGAAGGCGTTCGATGATCCAGAGGATGGTCATAAATTAGCGGGCTTCGAGGGTTTGGACGCGGGTGCGGAGCGATTGAATTTCAGCAATCAGCAGAGGGACAAACGAGGAGACATCCATTTGCTGGTACTTAGGGTTACCATCAGCATCAACCTCGTCCTTTTGTCCGGTAACAGAATAAGGAGCAACGATCTGAGCTTCGTGGGCCACAAGCATCGGGCGTTCAACCGAAGCCCCCTTCATCTTGCCGATGTACACCTTCAGAGAATCAATGACAGATCCGCTGTTGGAAACAGGGCCAATGATATCCTTGGCTCTGTAATCGGATGTCGTGTTGTATGCGACAAGACCACCGGATCGGTTGTAGGTGATTGATCCGCGAGCGGTGAATGTTGAATCAGTCCCAAAGTTGATGAACGAATTGTCGAGGCTTCCGGTGTTCCAAAGTTCTTCAACAAACACGGAAGAACCAGCAGACGATTTGAGTCCTGATGCAACTCCAGCGGAACTATCAACCGAAAGTTTACCACCTCGGATCTGACTCGTCGTCCCCACCAACAGCTCGCCACTCGCCGTGAGCGTCATCGCTTGGGTGAAGGTGATGGCGTTGCCAGCGGTGCCAGCGGGGGCGATGAACCATTGATGCGCTCCAGCGGTCTGCCCGTAAGCAAGCGCCGCGTTTGAAACGATGTACCTGTTCGTGCCTCCGCTGTCGGTGTAGTAATTGTTCCCGAAAAAAGCGGAGTTCGTTCCGTTGCCATACAGAACACCATTCGCAGCGAACTGAATAGCCTTCAGTCCACTCTGCCACGCACTCGGCGTAACCCCCACGCCGACGTTGCCGGAGGAGTCGATGGTGAAACGAGTCGTGAACGTCTGCGAACCGACAGCAGCGGCTGGAGCAGTCTGGAAATAGAATCCTCCACCAGTCAGGATTCGCTCTCCGTAATAGTCAGAAGCCACTCCTGAATACCGTTGGAACTCCAGAATCGGATTGTCGCTGGCAGACGTAAACCGAATACGAGGAGTTCCAGCACCAGTAAGACCGACATCGAACTTGGTTCCCGGCGTAACCCCCACGCCCAGCCCCGTGGAGTTCAGGGTCATGGCGGTGCCAGCGACTCCGCCGACGTTGGACCAAGTGGCTACGCCGTCGGCAGCAATGCGATAACGTTCGCTAGATCCAGAAACAATACCAACCGCACCAACAGCAGGATTTGAAATGCCGCAGTCTTGATACCAAAAACCGTATGCCGCAGCAGTGCTTGAAAATCCGGTTGAAACGGGAGCTTGAATGTATGGGGTTGCAACAGGAGCAGCAGGATCAGTTGTGCGAAAGAAAACGGCTCCAGTAGTTCCAATGACACCGGATAGCGGTGTAATTGGAGTCATTCCAACACCCACTCCAGTGCTGGTGACAAGCAACTTATTCGTCCGCACCGTCAGATCGCCGGTGATGGTGGCGGAGGCGAGGGTGGCGGTGCCGCCTGCCCCGAGGATCTGGTTGCTGGTGATCTTCTTCGTGGTGCCCGATGCAGCCATCGTCGTGTCACTGACATCGACAATGGGAAGGACATCCACCGCGGGATCGACGGTCGTGATCGCCGTCAGTGCTGTGATCTTTGTATCTGCCATAAACTGTTAGTTAGCTTGAATGATGAGTTTTCCACTGTCCTCTTGGAGTAGGAAATCCCCGTTCTCCAAGTCCAAAGAATCGAAAGTCCCAAACGTGATGACGATCTTGTCACCGTTCTCCAGCAGGACGAAGAAGTCGTCCTCCTGAAGCAGATCCCGGCGCAAGATCGGTAGATCGCCAGGGGTAACACTACCCCCGCCGTTCGATACCAGTCGTGTGCCGAGAGAGAGTGTCACGATTGAATCACGCCATTGAACGCAATCACCTGACCGCTAGAAATCTGGAAGCTCGTGA